TGGTGTACGGCATCTATGAATGGTGACAGTCATTTTGATAAATACAATCAGGACGGTAAATTATTTTATATTATTGATAAGAAAGCTAAAAGTAATGATAGATTCTATAAGGTTGCGTTACTCAACAAATATGATGGTGACCAAGTTTTTTACGATGCTCCCGATAAATCATTTAAGGATGGTTGGATATTAGGTACTGAAGAGTGGGATAAGATTAATATCGAAATACAATCCTACCTCCAAAGTAATTTTAAAAGAGAGATAGAAATCTTTAAAGATAAAGAAGCTACAAAGTTAGAACTTGAACGTATTAGAAAACAACAACAAGCCGAGAGGACACGTAGAAAACTAGAACAACAAGAGGAAAGAAAAAGACTTGATTCGTGGAATGTCGAAAATGACACCGAAGAATCTAATTTGGCTAATGCAATCTTTAAGGTTATTCAAGAAGATGGTGTTAATGTTAATGAAGAAGATGGTGAGTCAATATATAGTTTGATACGGCCGTATCATCACCATTATGGGTTAACAATATTTGAATGGTTTGGTGAAGATGAATATGAGAGTCGATGGGCAGTCGGTAATTGGGAACAGGCTTGGGAGGCAGGTACAGAATATGTTCAATCTTTATGGGATGATATGGGTGCCGAAGCATTCTCAAATTCGTTTGTTGAAGGTTATATAGATAGTGATATGGTTTCAGAATACTTTAGGGAAAGCTTTGAGGAGGATGTTGAAAATAATCATGACGTTTATTTTAATGATGATGATTTACCTCTTTCTGATGACCAAGAAGAATTAATCAGTAATTTAGAAAAAAAGATAGAAGCGTTACATAATAAGATAGACTCAATCCGACAAAATGACGAAGAGGATGATGATATTGATGGTTCTATCTTATTAATTGAAGAGGAAATTGAGGAGACTGAAAATGAAATTGAAGATATTAAATCAAGTCCCGAAGGTGAGCCAACTCAAACTCAAATTGATGATGCTGTAGATAATTTAATGTATGATGTTAATAATGACCCTATTAGCCATATTACCGATATGGGTTTAGATATCGATAATTTTATTAATGTTGACGAACTAATTGATGGTGTTTTAAATATGGATGGGATGGGTCCATCTTTAAGTCCCTATGATGGGGAACAACACGAAGTTAAGATTAACGATATATGGTATTACGTATATAGAGTTGATTAACACCCAATCTCAATTATATTTTCTTAAACATTTATTATGGATTTAGATTGGATTATACAAGAGCCGATAGATTTTGAATACAAACAATATTTAATTTTAGATTATGTCAAAAAGGCAGAAGAAAAATTAGATAATTTAGAAATATACCCAACCTTTCAAGAGTTGGCAATTCATTTTGCCAGTATGGAAAGAATCAAAAAACACTTTCAATTTATAACATTAAAAGAATTACCTGAAGAAGGTGATGATGAGATACTCGTAACTGACTTAATCTATAGTGGTATTATGGTTGGTTCAGAGGAGGAAAGAATATCAATTTTAAACACTGCAGAATACGCTAACGATAAATTTAAAGACCTTTTTATGATGGCAAAATCATTATGGTCAATAGTTTATGAGTCAGTGATGGTGGATTTAGTTAAAAACAAAGACACCATCGTCGATAAAAAATCAGGTCGAGGATTTTTCTATTTTGAATATAAAGATGAGTTATATGTCTATCAATATAAGATTACGACGATAAAAGAAAAAACTTTAGAGAATAAATGTTTTGTTGAGAAAATCTACCAAGGAGAGGTTTCAAATATTGATAATATTCTTATCGGTTGTTATAAAATATTAGAAGATGTCGAGGATAAGGGTGTAAATTATGAAATATTCAGTGCCAGAGATAGAATACGACTTAATGAAGATGAAAGAATAAAACTTATTGAAAATTTACCATTATTTAAAATTACTTTTACTGATGAGTTTCCATTGGAAGGTTCTTTATTATCGTTAGTTAAGAGAAAAATAATGAACTATATTTTTCAAACTGTTAAACTAAAAGAACTTAAAGAATAATATTCTTTTGAAAAAGCCAGACCATATTGTATGGGATGAAGAAACCCAAAAGTACAACGCAGCATTACTACCGTATGGTTCTAGTGTTTCTGCACCAGCAATAGTCTTAGACGATGTTGGGGCATTTAAGGAGAGAGGTGTTAACAGGGTCCAAAAGACTTTTGGTGCTAAGTATCAGGAATTAGTTGATGAATACAACCATTTGGTTGATGAGGTCAAACTTAATGAGGTAATATATAACTCAAAATATTCTTTTGAACCAGTAATTGGTAACATTTATCATTTATATGAGAACAAAAATGGAATTTATTTCTTATCTTTGATATCTCCTAACGAATGGAGACAAAAACATATAATTAGCGTTAGACTTAATTCAGAACACAAATGGGTTTCAATAAAAGATACATAACTAAAGATTTAATTTTAAAAACAGATTCAGACCGTATTGATAAACTTTTTAGTGCGGATATGTTTATTATAGACGAATGGTCATCTAAATTTATGGAGTACTATGAGAAGGGTATGAATAAAGATGAGATTTTAGAAATAATTGAGAAATGACATATGATGAAGTTGATGACAGCGGTTATGACGGTCCTCTAAAACGGATAACGCCAGTAGTAATTGGTCCCGATACCGTTTCAGTAGTGTTAGCCGGTGGTTTAGGAAACATGTTATTCCAAATCGCAACTCTATTATCTTACGCCAAAGACAAAAATTATACCCCTTTACTTGGATATTGGACTACACACCAATCTGAGACATCACGATGGTCTCATAGGTTACATCGTTGGTCACGTAACCATCATTTTGAACCGTGGGGTGGACACATAATGGAAGATAGACCGATATCTCCTGGTGACGTTTATAGTGAGTTACCGTGGTTTGATAGTAAACCAAATGCATTTAAATGGTGGTTTAGTCAAGAAACCGCATATGATTATGATACTGGTAAAGGCGGAGTTTACTTTGACTTAGATAAACTAGTAAAACTACCATATCTATTTCAAGGATATTTTTTTAATCAAAAGTATTGGCACCACAACAGAGATTATATAATTGAAAAATTAAAATTAGATGATGACTTACGTTGGTGGATAGACCATAATTACGGTTCATTATTTAACTCTGAGACTATATCTTTACATATGAGGTTAGGTAATAAGACTGATTTTATGAGAGTTGACCAAGTACCGTATGGTTGGATTATAGAAAAACTTAGTACGATAGTCGTAGATAAAACACAAAAGATATTAGTATTTTCAGATGACATTGAAAAGGCTAAGGCAATTCTTTATCAGAACCAAATACCGAGGTCACAGCTTTATTTTATTGACGAAGACCCTTATATTTGCTTAGATTTGATGTCGAAATGTGATAAACATATATTATCAAATTCAACATTATCTTTTTGGGGGGCATATCTTGATAAAGTCGAAAATAATCCTCATACTTATATACATAGGTCGTTCCTCAAAGAGCATTGTATGGAGATGATACCTTATAATAATTGGAAAATAGAAGATTGGGATGAAAACAGTGAAGAAAGGTGATGATGTAAGACGTGTCGAAGACACTCAAGCACATATGTTGGTAAACAATGGTTGGGAATATTGTTCTAAAGAGTTATGGAAAGAACATAATCCAAAAAATGTAAGTAAAAATGTTAGAGTAGTATCTAATGATAGTATTAGTGATAACTTATCTGACAAGAAAAAAAGAAAGGCACGTAAAGATTCAAAGAAAAAAAAATATGATGATAGATAAAAAAGAACTGGTATTATTGGAGGGTAAATTAAGACAACCGATTCACATAACGTATATTGCAAAATATATCTTAGGTAGGAGTATTGAAGAAACAACAAAAACATTAGAAGAATGTATTGAAATGGGTTTGATTGAACAAACAAATCAAAACGGATATTACGTACTTAAATCAAAGGTTTAGTTATGATTAAAGAAATGGTAAACTTAAGTCAAAGGTTTAGTTATGATTAAAGAAATGGTAAATCATCCTGACCATTACGGTGGAGGAGAAAATGTATACGAAGTAGTTAAAGTTGCGGAGGCTTGGGGATTAGATAAAGATGCTTACTTATTCAATGTATTAAAATATATTGGTCGGACCGGTAAGAAGATGGATAACCCACCAGTTCAAGACCTGAAAAAGGCTTTATGGTATTTAAATCGTAGAATACATACATTAGATAATGAATGATGTTACCACTTACTTTTTAATTGGATTGGTAGTCTCATTAATAGTCGAAACCTTAATCATGCGAGTTACAGGTCAAAACTTTACAATGTATGAAAGAATATTCTCAATTTGTTTTTGGCCGTTTACCGTAATAGTTTTTATAATTTCAATGTTTAAATAAAAAAAGAAAATGATAAGAAAAATACACAATTCAGATACCATAAAATTTATGTCTGAGATGCCTGAACAATCAGTAGACCTGATTGTTACATCCCCACCTTATGGTGTTGGGATTGATTATGATATTTGGAACGATGACCAATACTTTTCAGAGTATATGGAATTTACCCGTAAGTGGTTAAGTGAAGCTTACCGTACTTTAAAGGACGATGGTCGTATAGCAATTAACATTCCTTATGAGATAAACCGACAAAAGAAAGGTGGAAGAATATACTTCTCTGCTGAGGTATGGATGGTAATGAAACAACTTGGTTTTGGATTCTTCGGTATTGTAGACTTAGAAGAGAATTCGCCTCATAGGTCAAAGACAACAGCGTGGGGTAGTTGGATGAGTCCATCGGCACCATACATATATAACCCAAAAGAGTGTATTATATTGGCATACAAAAAAGATTCTAAGAAGAAGGTAAAGGGCACTCCGCAATGGGAAGGTGAACATCAAATGGTTCCAAATGAAAAAATTGAGGGAGAGTTCAGAAAGAAATTGGTTTATGAGGATAAGGATAAGAAAGATTTTATGTCGTTAGTATTCGGACAATGGAATTACTTTGCAGACACAAGACAAAAGACGAAGGCAACATTCTCTTTAGATATACCATACCGTGCCATCAAGATATTATCCTATAAAGAAGATATTGTTATGGACCCATTCAATGGTTCAGGTACTACGTGTTTAGCAGCTGAGATGTTGGGTAGACCATGGATAGGTGTCGACATTAGTTCTAACTATTGTGAGGTTGCTCGGGAGAGAATAGTCGAATATCAAAATAAACAAAAACAATTAGAATTAGTATTAGATGAACATTCAAAAAATTGAAATTATTGATAAGAATAATATGATAATTACCTCATCAAATAATCATATTAAGAAATTCAATAAAAATGATATGGATGACCCTGAAAGGGTTTGGTTTGAAAATATAGTAGCATGTTCAATATCGCTAATGAAAGACCCCTATATTAAATGAGGGGTTTTTTGTTGTTATAGATATTTATAATAAAGTTTTTAACTGTAATGAGACAAAGGATTGATGAAAATGAAAGGTCGAGGATATTAAATCTTCATCTGACAGCCACACGTAAACACTACTTAGTAGAACAATCGGTTAAAGATGGTTCAGAAATGGGCGCTAGTCAAATGTTTTGGGATAACATTAAAAATTTTGAAGGAGACCCAAAGAAACATACTAATGGGATTAAAAATCCGATGTTAAGTGCTTACAGAGACACTAAAGGAGTGTGGACTATAGGTTATGGTCACATTGAAGGAGTTAAAAAGGGTATGAAAATATCGAATGAAATGGCGTTAAAGTTTTTATATGATGATGCTAAAGATTCTGCTGATTGTGTTAGAAGAATCTTTTCAGAGTGGAAGGATAAGGGTTTAAATTATAAAGTCACTCAAGGGCAATTTGATGCATTGGTATCTTTAGTGTTTAATACTGGGTGTCAAGCAGTAAGGAACTCAAAGTTCATACAGAGTATAAAAATTGGGGAAATGGGTACCGCAGCAAATCAAATTAAAACGTTCAGAACCACAGGTGGTTTAGAAAGAAGAGTAGAGGAAAGTAAAATGTTTTTATCGTAATGAAAAAGTTAATTAATGAATCAGGATTAAGAAATATTGGAGAGTTATCCAGTAGATATAAAAAGGCTAAGATATACTTTCACCAAGATTTAGATGGTGTAACTACCGCTTTAGCTATGAAGAATTATTTGGAAGATAACGGTATCAAAGTAGTTGATAGTGAAATCATTCAATATGGTGATACAGAATTTGCGGTAAAGAAACAAGATGCTCAGGGTGATACCATGCCGGTACTTGTTGATTTTGCACATGGAAAGCCAATGTTTGTGGTACATACTGACCACCACGATTCACAAAGTGGTGTTGAGGGAGATACTGCGACATCATTTAGGTCATCACGTTCAAACGTTGAGACCTTATCACAAATAATGTCACCAAAGGATATTTTTACATCAGATGACATCAGATTAATATCTACTGTGGATTCAGCCGACTTTGCTAAGTACGGTTTAAAACCTCAGGATATAATGAATTATATTTTCCGTTTAGAGAAAGATAGGTCATTAGAGAAAAACAAATTTGCATTAGGTTTGGCGACAAACAAACTAATGTTGGCATATAAAAACAAACCTGGATTTATGGAGGAGTTGGTGATGTCATCAAAGCCGTCACTATTGAATATTTACCAAAATATTAAAAGGATTGCAGATAGAGAAAATTATGCCAGTCCTGAAATGATGTCATTGAATCAAAAGGATTATGTAACCCAAAGAGAGGGTGACCCTAATATGTCATTCAAAGACGGTATCATTTATCAATATGGTGGAGGACGTATGTTTAAACCAGGTTCATATGATAGATATACACCATTTAAGATAAATCCTGAAGCGGATTTCTTAATCACGGTTTGGCCAATGGGATTGGTCCAAGCATCGTGTAACCCATTTAAAACTGAAAGGGAACTTAAAGGTGTTAACTTAGGTGAGATTGCTCAAGAGGTCTTAGGTAAGTGGGAAGCAAAACTAAGAGAAAAGATTATACCATTATCTACTATTAAATGGATTTCTGAATCGTCAAAGAAGTTTGATGAAACATCCGTTGGTTTTACTAACGCAGATTTAGAAGCGTTTTATGGAGATAAGATTAGGAGTATGGAAGGTGGAGAGGCTTATATGGAAAACCTTAAGGGTATTATGGACAAACCATTCTCAAAACTTACGGAACCTGAAATTGCAATCTTAGATAAGTTAGGTGTACCTGCTTGGGAGATGATTCAAGCTAACTCAGGTGGACATAAGTGTATAACTAACATTGCCGCACTTAATTACTTCGGTAGGGGTAAGAGACCGCCACAAGGTAAATACGTATATAACAAAGATTCAGGAGATGCTCCTTATGTTAAATTCTCTAAGATGATTGGTGAAGAGTTCTATAAAAAACTTAAAGAAAAGATTAGTCAATCTAAAGATTTAGGTGAGTCCAAGTTAAAAAAATAAGAGAAGTTATTTTAGATTAGGTAACAACTTAAAACATAGAGAAGGAGATAATATCTCCTTTTTTTATGCCCATTTGTTTTGACATACCAGCAGGTAGTTCTAATACTTTGTCACCATATCCGGTATACGAGTTACATTCCATTTCATTATCACATATTGGACAATTCTCGTGAATAGTGTCTATAGTGTCCCCATCAACCATAATAATATCTAAAGGTATTATACAATCATACATCCAAAATGACTGCTCACCTTTAGATGGCATCAAAAAGTACATTCCATCAAAGTCTTCATTGAATCTTTTACCTTGCATACCTTTTTTTATTGAATCTGAGGTGACACAAAGTTTGACTTTAATAATATTATTACCTATAGTTACTTTCATATAGATATAAATATAGTAAAAAATATAAAATGAAAAGATATGCTGGTATAATTGTCAGACATGATAATAAGGTTTTATTATGTAAGAGAGCCACTGACGGTAATTTACCGGGACATTGGTCGTGTCCTGCTGGCGGTATTAAGACGGATGAAAATCCTTTAAATGCTGCAATTAGAGAATTTATGGAGGAGACGGACCTACCAATAATGAATGAACCTATTTTTTGTGGTGTTATTAAAAGAACAAACAGAGATGGTTCCGAAATTAAAGGTATGTTATATTGTTATCTATATGAAAGTGAAGATGAGATTTATCCTGACTTAGAAAACGCCACAGATGGTGACGAGCACACAGAATGTGGATATTTTGGAAAGGATGAATTACCATCACCAATGACAGAACAATTTAATAAACTACTAAAAATAATTTTAAAATGAATTTAATGTATCAAGCGTTAGTAAAGAAGTATGAGGCAGATGTAATAGCTGCAAAGGCAACCCTAAATGTGTATTTTCATAATTCCGTTGGGATTGGTGAACATCCACAACATTTAGAGGAGATGGACCTTATGGTTGATAAGATGGCATCAGCAATGGATAAATTGGATGCGTTAATTTCAAACTTTACTGAAAACGCAAAAGCTAAGTAACAGAGGTTTAAGTGAATAATATTTAGATTATTCTGTGTGTTAATGGTTATTCCAAACAAATTGGTAACCTTTTTAAAAAAAATAAAGAAAAAAACTTGACGAAAAGGTCTTTTTAACTATCTTCGTATGACTTTTAAGGGAAAGAGTAATATTTATATCTTACCCTACTGAAAAAAACAGAAAATACTTAAAAGTTTATTTGACAGTCTGAAAATTATGTTTTAGATTTGTAGTAGTAAAAAGTTAAAAGATAAGTTCTTTGAAATATTAGAGGTTGATTATTACGGACTTTTGATATTCTCTTCGGAGAGTGTCCTTTCCAAAATAAAGAAAGTGTAATCAACACTCGGCGGTTTAGCGTCGTTAGATAAACCCCGTGAGGGGACTAAAGGGACGGAAGGTAGAGTAGTATCTATTGGATGTTCGCAGAGTACAAATGTATTTTGACAACTAAACAAAGTAGCTACGGTTACGACCCTAAGGGCAACTGCTAAGGGGTTAAGACTATTCTGATTACGTGGAGTATCAGAGTTGAGATGGTGACATCAATAGGAAAAGCTACAGGTGACGGTTCGACACACCCTGTCAGGTGTTGTAGAGCTGGGTACCAGTACGATGGGTGACCGAGACGTGAAAAGTTGACGTTGTCCTGACATACCGTAAGTGACAGACTTACAGAGAGGTGTGAAGCATTTTGTTCTCAAAAGGAACGAACCTTCTCCTGAAGCACATCTTTCCTAAATCCACATTTTGCTACTATTATAATAATAGATACAAAGCGAAAGTCTTCAGGCGTTGATAACGAAAGGTGTCTAATACTCCGGGTTTACACTAACGGAGTCATTGAACCGACGGCAAGTCATTCGATGTCAATTATGAAATACCTGGTGGGACGGCCATCCCTTAGTGAACTCGCAAGGTTTAACAGAATAGAGTAATAGTTGAGTAGTTATTAACGAACACGATTGGTTAACGTAAGTAACCGACACTGACTTGATACTTTTGGCAACAAAAGTGGATAAATGAGCAACCATTATCGGGTAATCTCATTAAAGACAGGTCATATAAACGTGTAATCTCAGCGTTCTATACCACATATACCTTCCTTAACCTCGGTGCTAACCCACCGAGGTTTTTTTTTGCGTTTAGTTGTCAGTGTAAGATTTATTCCGTATATTTGTATTAACAAAAGGAAATAGATATGGTAATCGAGAAGCACATAAAAATCATCCACCCGGCATTTGGTGAGTTATTGAACGACACATATAATGATGATGTTCAGTTTAAATTATTTTTGAAAATGGTTAACTCTTGTATTAATTTAAAGCAAGATTTATCGGTATTCAATGGTCAGGATTTTCTATTACATATTCCGTATGAGTTGCTACGTCAATCTATGATTATGGGTAATACTCGACCACAAACCTTGGCGGACTATGCAATCCAAAAATCTAAAATGGAGGGGTAATGTATAAGGTTGGTGAGTACGTGGTGATTAAATCCACCAAAGAGATTAAAGTTATTCAAGAGATTGAAAGGTTTGAGAATGATGTGGTGATTTATACCACGGATGGTAAGGCACATACTATTAAGGATTGTCATACAGTAAAAAATGTTGTTGATTACGAAGTAAATAAATTATTAAATAAATGGAAAATATAAAAAATTTTTATGATGGTTCCCACATTGATGTGGATGGAAATGTCCTCGACCCAAAAGAGATGAACACAAAACACATCGTTATCAATGTGGCTTCAGAGTGTGGTTTTACCGACACTAACTATAAAGACTTAAAAAAGTTCTTAGATGTTACTAAAAACGTTCATGTATATCTTTATCCTTGTGATGACTTTGGAGGTCAGGAGCCAGGGGATAATGACGTGGTAAAGGCATTCTGTGACGGTCACGGGGTGTTGGATTATCCTAACGTCCATTTGATGCCTAAGACCGTACTTAAAGATTCTGAGTTATGGCATTGGTTACAGTATACCAATACAGGTTCAACGGATGAGGGTTACGACTTAGAAGCGAAGTGGAATTTCTTTAAGTATTTAATTGATGAAGAAGGTGATATGTGGGGTATTGCATATTCCGATGAGAGTTTAATGGGTGATGATATCCTATCTTGGGTTAATCAACCGAGTTAAAGTTTAACTTGACAATTACTTAAGTCATAACTATTTTAGATTAAATTATTGGTACCGTTGAATAGATGGTCTAATAATCCCGAAAGGGTGGTGGAGTTGCCGAACACATAGCCGTGTCGGTCCCAAAGGTGGAGATTTTTTCTTCACCTTTTTTTTTATCAATTTACTTATTATCATATTCTTTGATATTTATAACTAAATAGTAAAAGTATGTCGAACATTGTATTAACAGAAGCTCAAATGGAAAGATTGAAAGCTTCCTTAACGGAAAACAAAGACGGTTCGTACATGGCAAAACAACAACTCTTTACTCTAGCGACATTGGCCTACAAAATGTGGGAAATGATGGATGATGGGGAACAATTAGATGATTGGATGGAGAGTAAGTTAGCCCAAGCAGAATCTGGCGTAGTTGCCGTAGTTAAGGCTTATATGTATGACGAGGTTGAGGAAGAATCAAAAGGTATGGAAAAATTAGATTATTCAGATTTAGTTATCGGAAAATAATCTAAAAATAATTGATTATTAAAACCCCTTTGTTATAATAGACTTAGGGGTTTTTTATTGCCCTATAACCTTATAATTACAATAACAAATGAATATACTGAGATTTAACACAAAAGAACACACAATGAAGGTTGTGTTCAGTGATGGTAGTGGACCATCAGAAACTAAAGAAAACGTGATGACCATTAAAGACTATAATGGATACTACGAAGTTCTTCAAAGACAATCAAACGAAAAAAACGCACCTATCTATAGGTTTCCTATCAATAATACTATGATAGTATATACACATGAATAAACTAGATAGGGATTATATCGAACTATTAAAAGACATTATGACAAATGGTGTCGAGAAAGGTGACCGTACAGGTACAGGAACTATCTCAGTATTCGGTAGACAGATTCGTCATAACATGCAAGATGGGTTTCCTTTATTAACGACTAAGAAAATGGCTGTTAAGACTATGATGACTGAATTGAAATGGTTCTTAAAAGGAGATACCAATATTAAATATCTTGTTGACAATGGATGTAATATTTGGACGGGTGA